AAGAAAAAACGCAAAAAATATCACTTTTCCTAATAGTTACTTTTGGTAAGTGTGAAAATTGCAATCTCCACTTTGCAAAATAGACCATTAAAGCGGCAAAAGATACGAGATAATAAGATATAAGGGCAAAATAAGGTATCTTTGCCCAAATTTTCGTTTATAAGCCTTCTTCTTATTACGTATATGCGCATACGTACCTTATATATAAGAGAAGGCAAAATAAAGCGGTTAAAGCGATATAATGGCGATTTCGTGTATTACCTTATATCTTACTAGATAAGTACGCTTGCAGCAGCC